GATTCACCGTTCACTTCCACGGCTCGAAAACCGACAGCATTCAATATCCGAGCGAATTTCTGGCTGGTTTTAACGAGCGGCAGGAACACAACGATTTTGCGATCTCTTGCCACGTTCCACATTTCCGCGGCGATCTGCTCAAGATACGGATCCAATGCTGTCCCGAGATCGCCAGCAGCAAAGTCGCCTGACTGCTGCCGAACTGCGGACAAGTCGAGTTTCAGTGGGATGGTCAGCGCCTTGATTGGGCTGAGGTATCCCTCTTTGATCGCCCGCGGCAGTGTATATTCGTAGGCAAGGGATTCAAAATAGGCGCCGAGATTGCGCATGTCTCCGCGATCAGGCGTAGCCGTTACGCCCAACACATTTGCACCGTCAAAATACTGCAGCACGCGCTGATAACTGTCTGCCAGGCAATGATGCGCCTCATCGATGATCACAAAATCGAAATAATTGCGCGGAAATTGGTTAAGCCGTTTTTCGCGCATCAGCGTCTGAACGCTTCCCACGACGACCCGATACCAGCTTCCGATTGCGGTTTGCTCCGCTTTTTCAACGGCGCATTTCAGGCCAGTAGCTTTTTCCAGCTTGTCAGCGGCCTGATCAAGCAGCTCGCCGCGGTGGGCGAGGACGAGCCCGCGCTCGCCCAGCCGCACGCGATCTTCAATCACTTTGCTGAACACGATCGTTTTGCCGCAGCCAGTGGGAAGTACCAACAACGTTCGTTTGATGCCGTTTGCCCATTCACGCTGAATTGCTTCCCGCGCTTCTTGTTGATATGGCCTCAGTTCCATGTCATCACCTTAGAAATGACCGCTGGTATAGTTCACGCCAGGACCCGGAAATGGCTGCTGATGCTGCGAATTTTGTTGGCCAGCATGTTTCAAATATTCCTCGTACGGATAAAACCGTTCGATCTGGTTGTTCACCAGTTCACGGCCATCCTTTGTGTATTTGTAATGACCGATCTTGCAGCGGCCTTTCGATCCGACAACTGTATTCCAATTCATGCGCAGTGGTTCGCCCTTCTTCTTCTGGCCGATCGCCGTAAAGAAAGCGGACAGCAGTCCTTCCGTTTTCGTGTGGAGAAAGAGGTTGTGGAACACGGTCACGTCGCCGTGCTCCGGAGAGTGGATGGTGATTTCAAGCTTCGCCTGGTTGCACGGCGGCAGATTTGCGCTGCCGTTGAACCTTGCGCGTTCGAACTTCGTCACCGTGAAGTTGTAATCACCAGGGGTGAGGAGTACAAACTCCCCACCGCCGTCTCGCTCAATCGTGTCATCCCAGTTCAATTCGCGTTCGATTTGCGACATGTAGCATCACTCCTATTCGAATTAATTGAAAGGTACATCATTGCGCATTTCTTCAATCATTGCGAACACCTTAGGCCATGCAGCCACCAGCACGCCTTCGATGAAGCCTGGATCGTAGTTGGTGATCGGCGTGTCTGCCGGATAGTACCCGCGTTTGGCCACGACATACTGAATTTCCCATTCTGACACCCGGTGCCGTATCATAAGGTCACGCAGCGAGGTCGGAATGTTCGGATTGATTTCGAATGAATCCACAGGCTCTTCTGCTGGCATAGGTGCAGGATTAGGCGGCGTCGGTGTGTGAGCAGGCTCTGCAGCGGGTTGAGAGGGCGCTGGAGCAACTACATGTACGGATTGTGTTGGAGCCGACGGCTGAGAAGGCGCAGCAGATACCGGTGAGCCGGAAAAGATATGCGCGATATGCGCATAGTCGAGCGGCAACTCATCTGGAAGTCCTTGCCGGTTTTTTGCGTCCCATGCCGGATGATGGGTTGTATACATGACCCTTGTCCCGCCTTGTGCCTTATGTTTTCTGCCGCTTTCGTCTGTGGCAACAGAGTATGTTTTGTAGTTCAGAAACAGGACGATATCCGCCCATTCCTTGGCCAGTGCTGCCGTCCTGGAACCGGTTTTCGCGCCGAGCTTGAGCTGGTAACGGTCATAGGCACCCATCTCGTCCGGCTGCTCGAACTTGACGATTTGGCTATGTGCTGTCAGCACGACGTGGATTCCGGCTTCAATGACATCGCTGAGCATATTCAGAAAACGGCCGAATTCTTCAGACGCAAAAACATATCCTCTTCCGTAGCCAAAATCCTCAATGCCTTTTTTGTTGTGCTGAGCGCACACATGCTCGTTACAGAGCATTTCCGCCCAGTCGATCGTATCGATAACGAGCGTGCCGAAACGCGCCGGCCCCTGCTGCTTGACCCACTGTACTTCCTGTTTGAGCATTTCCCAGCTCGTCGGTTTCGGCAGGCGCTGCACATCCATTTCCGTGGTAGAACCTTCGGTATCAATAAAAACGGGGTTTGGGAACCGGGAAGCCAGCGAAGACTTCCCGATTCCTTCCGGACCATAAAGCACGACTTTTTTTGCTTTTTGAATCTTGCCGCTGATCACTTCGAACATCAGAATTCACCTGCTTTCCACATCGGTGTCGATTGTGGCGCCGGAATTGTTTGCTGTTCTGGCCACGTCGGACCAGGATCGATTTCTCCTTCCTGCTTCGGCTGTTGGAATGTGACACCTTCCTGCCCGACGACATACCCGTCCTCGATGATGATTGAGCACTCGTCCCCTGTGCTGACGCGCGTTGCGATGGCCTGAAGCCCTTCCTGCTCCAGCCACTTTCCGAATTCGCGCAACGTGTCCAAATCCATCTGCTCCAGTTTGTCGATGAGTACGAAACCGCATTGCGGCTTAAGCCGGCGGACTATCGACGTGGCAACAATGAGCTGGTCAGCGCCACTCATGTTGTCCCACTTCTGGCCGTTATAAATCAGCTCACCATCTTGCACAGACAAGCCAGGCAGTGGTAGATTTGCGTTATTCAGCAAATCAATTTTTGCTTTGCGAACGGCCTCAATTTCGCTGGTGAGTGCTTCATATTGCCGGCGGTATTCCCTGGCTTCTTCTTCCGCCTTTTCCTTGTCCAGATTGGCGCGCACTTTGCGGTTGATCTCGTCAATATCAGCGATGCTTTTTTCCAGCTCAGCGGTCGATTCATCAACGAGATCTTGCGCGTCTCGCTGAGCGATGGCCAGATCCTGCTGCAGTTGGTTGTATTTCTCTTGTGCAGCATTTAGCATGGCCATGAGCCGGGCCACTTCCTTGCCCTGCTGCTCGAACTCAGCCTGGATCTGCTGCACGCGCATCCTCTTCCGTTGGTTCTCGCCGTTTTTGGCGAGGATATCCTGCTGCTTCTTGATGAGATCCGCGGCCGACACCGGTTCCTTCGGCGCGTCCGGGTAGTATGGTTGCTCCTTCGCAAATTTCGCCTTTTGGTCAGCAATCTGACCAATCGCGTGCCGCTGGTTGTAGAGCTCTTGCTCTTTCCGCTCGAGCTCAAAGAGTTGATCACCAACGCCGATAATGCGCAGCAAGATGTTCGCCTTCTCCTTGCTCGAGGCGTTCAGAAACTTCGGCAGGTCGATGGCCAGCTCTTCGACAAAGCTGTCCAGCAGCTGCTGGCCGTGTTTCTGGCCGTGCGGATCGATGACCTTTAGGTCGCTATTTTTGCCTTTGCGTTCGACCACAAGGCCGTTGGAAAGCACAACATGGAGATACGGAGGGGTTACAGATCCTTCGCGCGTAGGTTCTGACGGGCGGTATTTGTTACCGCCCAACGCCCACGCAATCGCGTCCAGAACGCTGGTTTTGCCCTGCCGGTTCTTTCCGCCGACGATCGTCAATCCCGTTGGCGTCGGTTCGATTTTCACGGCCTTGACACGCTTTACGTTTTCAATTTCCAACTTTGTGATGGTTACAGATTCGCTCATCTCTTTTCACCTCATGTAATCCTTTGGATTGCTCGGCGCCGCAAAATTTCCGCGACATCACGTTCAGCGATAATCAGAATCTCTTTACCATTTCAAGAGAATCATGGCATGTGGTAAAATAGTCATAATAGATCGCTTCTTAAGATCCGTATCTCGTTGGGTGGCGAGATACGGACCCTATTTTTTATCAGGCGATGATGGTCACCTGTCCGACCGAAATTTCTTCACTCAGTTGCTCGATCAGATAATCCCTTATCGCGTGGATTGCCTGCAGCTTCCAGGCGCCGCCGTCGGCCTCGAACAGCGCGGCCGCAGGCCCGGAACGCATCCGGAACACAAACTCGCTTTCGGGCTGGACGATCTCAACAAACGTTCGATAAGGCTTCAGCCGCACCGGATTCGGCACGATCACGTTTTCGACCGTCGCCACGCCGGTCTTGGCCGTCACCTGTTGCGTCACGCCGTCGTCGCCAACCGTGGTGACATTTTCTTCTTTGATGTTGCCGACGATTTTGAGCAATTGCGCTCTGTCGTCGTTGGCAACGAAACACGACTGCAGCAGGATGATAAATTCTTCCGGATCAAGGAACTTCCCGAACGGGATCGACGGCAACATGGCTTTAGCCTGCAGGAAATGGTCGCGGTTTTTGTTTCCGTTAAACGTGCTGTAGACGTTGACTTCGGTCGGGCTGGCGACGTGAACGATAACAGGGTTAAGATCGTCATAATTGGATTTCAGATAATCGACCAGGCCGGTCAGGTTGTGGACGACCAGAGGATCGGCCGTCGGTTCAGGTATCACGTGCAGCGGCTGGCTGCTGTATTTTTGACCATTGAGGTCGTAACAAGCTGGCTCAATCTTCTTCACAAACCATTCGGCGAATTCTTTCAGCACAGATTTTCAAACCTCCATCAGCGGAATTTCACGATTTTTCCGGAATCTTCTTGCGGCACCGGCTCGCCCTTGTGATCCGTGATTTCGCCGTCGTCGCTAAGGCGCAGCTGATTCTTGCGCGCCCCTGGCGCCAGCTCGTCGATGACCACTTTGCCGCTCCGGTCCCTGTCAACGATAAAGTTGGTCGGGATGCCGTTCGCCGGCGCGAGCGAGGATTTTACATCGATTACCGATTGCACCACCTCGCGGTTTTCATCTGGCTTCAGCGCGATCGTCACAGTCACTTTGCGGACGGCTGTGGCCTTGGTGTTCGGGTCGGCAATGTTTGCGGCCACTCTTTCCAGCTCGATGTTGATGCGCTCCATCAGCGCGCCGCCGGCTAATTCGTTCAGGCTGATCCTGGGCATGAGCATTCACCTCCTTTCAAGCGTTTCAATTCCCGTTCCAACTCCGCGACCCTCGCCTCCGCCGCCATCGCTCGCCGGATCGCGTACGGCCAGCCTTCGCGGGCTTCGGCGATGAATTGAAGGTCATTTCCCCAAATCACCTTGCAAATCCAGAGTCCGTCAAAGTCTCTTTCAATGGTGTGGTTGTTGGTTGCGATCCATTGCCCCGGCGTAGCCGCCTCGCATATCGCCAGATCAGCCTGCAGGTTGCGGAGCTTGTCCGCTTGGTTGCTCACTCGGTTCGACCTCCTTGATCATCTGGTTGATGCACCACCTGGCTCGCTTGATCGCCTTTATGTCGCCGCGATCGGCAAACGCCCATATGCCTTCAATTACAGCCCCAACCAGGTACGCGCAGGATCCGGTCAGCTTGGATGTGACGGCTTCAATGGCGTCTAAGTAAGTGATCTGGGCGGACTTTTCAGCGGCCCGCTCGATGGTCTGGAGCAGCACGTCGCGTTCTTCGCGCAGCCGATCCGCTTCATGTCCGTGCCCCTCGGCTTT